AATTTTCAATGGAATTTTCTACACCAGATGTATTAAATGTAAGAAAATAAAATACAACAGATAACGTTAATGAAACAAGACCCGAATATATAACATTTATGTCCTGTGTGTAAATGTAACCCAATATAGTCACTAAAATTATAAGTCTAGTTAGGGAATTGTATTGATAATTTGTGTCGTCGGATGTAAAAGGAATAACATTAACCGATGAAAACAAAGAGCAAAAGTTACTTAACCAATAAGATGTCATTTAATATTACATAACTATTTTATTTTCTCCAGGAATTCTACAGAAAAATCTTGAGTATGTAAATTATTGATTTCGGACTTGTAATCAGAAGCATACATATTATTATACTTATTAAATAAATTCTTGTCCTTGTTCACAATAATTTCTCCAAGAACAAAAAGAGACTGGATGTAATCCCATATAGCTTTCTTTGTAGTTGGTGTAAGTTCATTCCAGTAAGTATCAAGACCACAATCTTCTGTAAAATTTCCAAAATTTTGAACCCTATTACTTACACTTTTATCTTTCAAGAAAAAGGCATCATCCCTTCGTTTTATCTGGACTTTGTATTCAACGCACCCAGCCATAAACAAATTAGAAGGTGTAGCGGGGGATGTTGTTTTTAAAATCTTAAAGCCTTTATAATAAGTCTCAAGTCTTGTATACGGAAATTTTGATATTATTTTTTCTAGAAATTCCTCAAAAAGTTTATTGAATTTTTCTATTTCATTGGATGACATGTGTATTATAATAATATAATTACATTTTTTATATCCATTTTAACTCATAAATAAATAATGTTTTCTATATATTAAATGTCATCCGAGATTAAAATCAATGGTATCAACGTTTTTATCAATAAATTTGTTACACCTGAAGAAATTATAGACATAGATAAGTTAAAAACTGATTTTCCTTTGGATGAAGATGAAGAAGGTTTTTACAGTCTAAGTTTGTCGCAGAAAAAATTCTTAGGTGGCGAAACAATAAATGACAACTATAACAGACCACCAAAAGGTCCAATACAAAGAGGACTATATTGTACGGTTTGTGATGCTGTAGGTCCAGAGGATCATCGGGAAGACTGTGATACACCCTTACCAGAAAGTCTAATGCTTACTATAAAAGGATTAAAAGACTACGTACTCGTTCCGAGTTACAAAGGAGACTTAAATGATATTAAAAATAAAATTAACAATGGACAAATAACACAGGAAGAACTTAACGAAGAGATTCTCTTATTAGAAGACGAAATTAGTCCTGATGAAATCTTAAATATAGGAAACGAAAACGTTTTAACTAAAATTTCGTTTGACTCTGAAGGAGTGTTTAAAAAGAGAGGCCCTAAAAAATTAGCAGCAAAAACTTCAACTACTCAATTTTTGAATAATGTTATAATTTCTTATCAAAAAACTGATAACAAAACGTCGATCAGAATAAGTAAAAATGGTCTTATAAATTTAATTAATGTACCGGAAGATCCCAAAGAATATAATGATATGGTATCTGAACTAATCGAAAGACTAAAAGATTCTGATGTAATTAATACGGGTGTTTTAGAAGAAATAACCGGTTCATCGGAATACAGATTATTTGAAGATTATTCTTATATCCATTCAATGTCGGGCCAATTCACGCTTGATAACTTTAATGGAAAACAAGTAGATTTTGAAAATTTAGACAATCTAATAAGTCCTTTTGATTCTTCCGGGAACGTGATATCTAGTAGTGTCACCGAAGTAGAAAATACTATATCAGGTGATAAAGTGATAAATTTCAACGGTATCCGCATAATAGATTGGGAATATTCTTTGGGTAGAATTACACGTACAGGGGTAATGTCTAAAGAATACATTCGTTTTGTAAATACTCCAGCCCCAGGATTAAAGATGACGTGTATAATAAATAAATATGGAACTGTTACCATGACATTATCTAAATGTAGCGATAAGAATATACAAAAAGGTTTATGCCAAGAGGGTAATACAGAAATTAAAAGGGAATTATTTGAAAATGTAGTGACAACATTCAATGAATTATTTAGAAATCAAGAAGATATTCTCACGGGTAAAGCAATAGATAAAATATCGAAGGACATCAAGGCTTACAACACTGTATCCGGGAATGCTGTTCCATCATCTGTATGTAGAAATACACAGACAAGAGTAGACGACGATGGAAATACATGGAAAGAAGGAAAAAGACCCGATCCATACTCTTGGAGTGGTACGTGTCCAGATCCTAATTATCAATATCTAAGTCCCGAAGGTGTACAGGGACCAGATGGTCTATGGTATCCATGTTGTAAAGCAAAGAGTGAAAAATCGGTTCAACTTATGAGAGATTATCTCATAAAAGGGTTTCCACGAAATCAAGCCGATGCTGAGAAATACAATATAATAAATGGAGAGGACATTGGTTCGGGAATTTTGATACCCGATAGTAATAGCCCCGGCTCTACGGCTGAAATTTATTTAAATGGAAAAAGTGAAACTGTAACTGTAATTAAGAAAAAGAGTAAAAAGTCTAATGAATACACTGTTAGGACCCAGGATGGAGAAATTATAACAGTTCAAGGAGAAGCATTTAAAAGAGACTCTAGAGTATTTCCAGGATTGAATACTTTCAAAAAACTTCAGTTAGTAGATTGTGTTAAACTTAATCTTAAAAAATTAGACCTTGCTGTAAATCAAGACGGTAATATAATTAAGAATAAGATTTCTGAACTAAATGAAAAGAGTTTACCAGAAAATACAGTAATTTTCAAACGTTTAATAACCGAGACAATTACTAAAAGAAATTTAACATTGTTTACAATTAATTTATTTAAGATAACTCCATTTGTAGTAAAATCTGTACCGGGTAATAGTTATCCATTTTTCTTATGTCTTGGACCAAACGGTAATTTTTACATTAATTTAGAAATGAACAGTATAGATTCTGAAATTTCTAACAAATTAGACATGGATATCGTTTTATTTGGATATCTAAGAAAGAATGAGATAGAAAATGTAAATGAATTTCATATAATCGATTTAATTTATTATGAAGAATCTTATGTATATACCGATTTCAATAGAAGAAATCAAACCATTATAGAGTTACAAAATTCTATATTGAATAGCATTTCAGAAGAAATTATTGTCTTCCCTGATTTTTTTACGGATGTAATAGAAGGCAGTAATTACTTTATAGATGAAAATAAAATGAATACACTAGTATTTATAAATTCGAATGTGTGCGATTACATAACATGGGGTGAAAAAGATATTGTAGATGACATAATTGAACTTCAAGTACTAGAACTTACAAAAGGTTCAATTATTAAATTCGGACATGGCAATAAAAATTTCCCCGAAGGGTTAAATTTTCTTAATAAGTATGAGTTCACAAAAAGAGAAATTCCAGATAAATTACTAAGAGGTGATTATGTAATTGTTAAAATTAACAGGGATTTCTCTGGAAATATTGTTCCTAAGCGCAAGATAAGTATACTAAGCAAGACAGAAAGAAATTATGAATACGACACTGTTTTGAATGAATTGTATGCTAAATTCAGGCCTATTGATACATCACTTTTCAGCGACCCCGATGAATGGTACATTTCTCAGGAAAATCGCCTCGTAAATTCCGGTTCTATTTTATCAAATGCTGAGTAGATGTGTTAAAAATTTAAATAGTTCATTAACATTAATATTATCACTGATGAATTCAATTTCTATTTGAAACTTTTCATCAGAATTATCTTTATTTTTGAACATTCTAGTTTCTGGAGAGTATTCAACAGATGATATGGCCGTAAAATCTACTCTGAACAGTGAATTTGGTTCGGTAAAAGAAATACGGTATTTTCTCTTTGTATCACCAGTTGTGTTGGATCTCATTACACGTGTTTCGGTAGACAAAGAAAATCGAGTGTCAAAAGATAGTACATTAGAAATTTCAATGTCTACATTTGATAATCTATTCTTAATAACACTCTCGTACTGTATGAATTTTGCGAAATCATATGAATAGATATATCTGGTTCGGATGCCCTGATCGTATATATCTAGAAAATCTGTTATTTCTTTTTTAAAGCCGAAATTTTCTATTACATTTAGAATTTTTTCAAAATCTCTTCTTGTTAAGATAGGATTGAAAAAAGTCTTTCCTGACTTGTTTATTTTACCAAGTCTCATTTCAACTTCGATGTCCTTTGTTGTGTTTACATTTTTAATCATTTCTTCAATTTTATGGATGTCACCTTGATTTAGTAGTTTAACATTTTCCGCTGCGGCTATACACTTGAATAACTTTGCCTTTGAAGAATGATCGAGTATAATACGATAAGCCTTTTCATTGTCTGGTTTGAGAAAAGCAATTATGTTGTCTATAAACACTGGATTTTTAAAGCTGCGCATAACATTTAACACCGTTCTTATAGCATTTGGTTTTGTTTTATCTGTTCTTGGGTTTTTCCATCTAAAATCTGCGGAAAATTCATGTACGGTTCCAGATTTTACAGACGCCGGAACATTTACAACAATGGGTCTACCGCGATCTTGAAAAATTTCTAATGTATTTCCCTTCACAACTTGAACATTAGCAGTAGTGTCAGTTATTTTAACTATTCTCAAATCGACGGTCTGTTCTGTAGCGGGTTTCCATTTGTATTGACCTGTAAGTAGGTTGTTCCAATTTCCAATTGTGTAGAGGGTGTCCGCGGCCGTAAAAATTAGGCCGTCTAGTTCTAATTTACCTCTAAAATTGTCCGCATTTTTCTTAATTGTAGCGATGTAATCATAATATTTTCCGCGGTGCTGTTTCAATTGTGTTTGAAGCCATCCAGAACCCACAGCATTATACAAAGGTAACGTAGCAGATAATAATGTGTCTAGAAAATAAATCGGTTTGAGTTCAATATTAAAGGTATCTACAAATTTAAAAGCATTTGGTAATAATGGCTCTCCGTTGTTAAACTGAGTCAAATTTGGATCTATCATTTTAGAAAGAATGTCATATCTTGATATATAAGGCCACGGCTCGCTTCGGAGACTGTTATCTTCTGGAACCATCATAGAAAAAGATTGTCCAATTACTTTTTTACCATCCGAGTCAATTGAAATTTTTTCTGGACCAAATAAAATGTCAAAAACCATATAAGAAACACCCCTTATTTTAACAGGATCTAGTTCTCTATGAGGTTTACCTTTGATATCAAAAAATACCAATTCTCCGTCTAAAAGCATTTCTGGAGTATTGATATCCGGTAAATTGAAATTCGATATTACATTTAGTTTCATATTTCGGTCTACAAAACACACCTTTCTTTGTTTTATATTTGCTATACCAGTATCGGGACCTATGTACATTAGATATCTTGTTCCATCAACTTTTTGCGTGACAGTGTATTTTGATTTGCCAGCCTTGCCCTTAATCATTAAATTTGGCATGTCTGTCTTTTCTAATGTAATAGGCATCCCCCCAATAAATCTGGACATATCAAAATTTTCATTTTTAGATAGGAATTTTTTAACCAGTTTATTAAACTGTTCTTCTACCTTGGGATCGTTAAATGGTTCCATTGATGGGTATGTATTAATTATATATCTTTTTTTAATTTTAATATTAATTATTTTTTGCAATAAAGAACCAGTAAAACTACTAGCATCATAAATACATAATTTTTATTTTCTCTAAATTCTGCACCCACTTTACACAAAAGATATGCTTTATACCATCCTTGTTTATTTTCTCTAAGACCTTGTATCTGAGCAGCGAGTCTATGAGCCCACAGAGGAGCTCCTTCCCAAGTTTGAAAATTTTCTGTCTCGGACAAAACCTGGATAACTAAAGGTTCGTGATACACTAGTACATTTTTTGGGGAAAAATAAACACCGTCTACGTGGCCGTTAAACTTTTTACTTAACATATCTTTCTGAATTTCAGTTCTAGTTTTTTTAGAAAGTATATGAGCCTGTGCGAACGCCATGGGGTCTGTGCGGTAAAATAATTCGTCCTGTTTATTAAAAAAACCAAGTGACCCCATTGAAATTATTGTAAACTCATTAGAACCTATGTAGTTATCTATTTTTTTATAATGCGCCGGATTATAGTTTAGAACTTCTGCGTCATCCTCAAGTATAATAATATTACCATAATTTTTTGCATATTCAAATGCTGTATAATAAGCATGTGTTACATCTTCTGTGGTTCTTTTGATATTATCGGGTTTTTTACAATTTTTATAACCCTTATTATACTGGTATATTGTTTTCTTTGTTAAATTGAGAAGAAGAGGATCCTTCTTAAATCTGTTAGAATCTTCCATTGTCAAAACAATAGTTAAATCAACATTTTTGAATAGAGGGTTTTGACTTTCCGCGATATTTTCATATGAATAACAAACGGTCATTTATTAATATGAACTTATTTAATTTTAATTATTATTTATCTCAATTCTGGAGATAAATAAGGATATCCAAGAAAATCGAAGATGTCTCGCTCTGTTTCCGGGAATTCTTTTTCTATCACATTCAAGTACTCGATCTGTGTTACTTTTGGACCAGTGGGAGACTTTTTCGTTAAGTTCTGTTCGTTCAATGAATAACCTTTTTCAAGAGCAAATTTCCTCATTTTAACATTAAATTCTTTAGAACCTGTCGTGAAAAGTATTGCAAATGGAAAAGTTTCTCTGGGATGATAAAAGATGTCTAGATGACGATAGTATTCATCAATACTAGCAACAGCCATTATCTTAGTAGGCCCTTTTGCAAGAACATTTGTTTTTTCTATTACATCCCTTTTTACTAGATTATTATAAAATGTAGTCATTACTCTTGGGTTTTTAACATCTGTTGTAATTAAGGCGTCTATGTCTCCGGAGTCGACTGTTTTTCTACGATAAGAACCGGCTAATATAAGTTCTCCGGGTATACCTAGTTCAGTCATCGTTTCTTTGAAAATGTCCGTCAGTATTTCGTTCCAAGAGTCCATTTCCTTGCGAGGAATTCTACCCATTAAGTCTTCATAATATTTAAGACCAATTGCTTGTTTTTCATTTAGGATTTCTTTATTGATAGAATAGATGTATCTCAATTCTTCTATTGTGGTTATTTCTTCAGCGTCGTATATTTTTGCCGCTGTACTCGGTCCAATATTTGGAACTTTGGTAAGATTTTCAATGGCAAGAGATCTCTGGTCCTGTTCCGTGAGCGATATTCCGTCAGTTTGACCTGTTTTTAATATGTTGTCTATTTTTTGTAAAATAGCACTTTTCCACGATCCATTCTTAGCTTTAAAGTTCTCTTCGCCGACCAATTTCATGTCTCCTTCTCTTAGAACATTGATGTAGTCTTCTACTGAATTTAGCTTCATATTGTCTTTTAGAATTTCGTTTGCCTGTTTATAACTCTTAATTTTAAAAGTCCAGTTGGCTTCTTTTTCAGAAACTATTTTTGTAACTAGTTTAGACAAGATCTTTTTAACATCATTAACAGACATGCTAATACTTGGTTTGGAAACAGAGATATCGTCACGGATTCCTCTGTAGACGGGATGGCGCGGGATACCTTCTTTAGTCATTTCCATATAACTAAATGAAACTACACTGCCTATCGGCATAAATTCCGTTGAATTAGGATTATTATAATTTTCTCTCTGCGAGTCATTTAAACCTGTTCCTATTTGCGTGAATACATTATTTGGTTTACCGTCCGTCATTAATTCACATCTTAGGGAACCGAGCATACCAATGTATTTTCCGTCTCCTGGAATATACTCTCGTAGTATACATTCAGCATCTTCTTTAATTTTATACTTTAACATATATTTACTTCTTTTGATTTGATATGGTGATCCTGGGGCTCTTATCATAATACCTTCTGCCCCCTCAGAAGTCAATTTAGTGTATAAATTAACAAGTTGTTCCAATGTTTTAATTTTAACTTGTTCCGTGAACTGAAGTGGAAATATTTTTTTGCCAGGATACATTATACCATTCCAACAAACTTTACGATCTTTTATAATAGTTTGTAGAAAAGCCATTCTTCTTTCAAACGGTCGAGGGTCATTCGGTACATCAAATACTTTGAAAACAACGGGTGGCTCGGTGTCTCCCGCCCATATATTTTCTATTTGTTCTGCCGTGTAACTCTTACCCGGTTTAATAGTAGAAAGTCTGCTGGTTTTTTGAAAAAGACCTCTACCAATCCATATTTCACCGTCTAGTGGTATACCGGGCGGTAATGTATTCTTAAACCATTCTGGTATATAAGTATAAACCTTTGGTTTGCCGACACCTGAGCCACGCGATATCATTTTTTCTCCGTCCCATAATGCTCGAATACCGTCCCATTTTTCAGATGCCCACCACCCAATCGGGGGAGCTAAAAGGTTTAACTTTTTAGACAGTTCGTCTGTCAATTTTATTATGTCTCCAGTCTTGTTATCATACAAATTTTGCGCTGTCATGACTTTTAAATTATCAACGTAAACCTTGTCATCACTTGTAGAAATTACTTGAATTTCTGGATAAACAGCCATGTAAGCACCTTTGCATAAATTATTCTCTTTGTATTTTACGAAATCTTCAAAGGTTTCAAAACCAGATCTGAGTGCTAAATTTATAAGGCATTCTTTCAGTTTCTCAACTTGCATACTATATAATTTATAATATATCTATTTATATATATTAAGATTTGTATTTTTTTGCAATTAATTACTATCAATCTGTTCCGTTATTATTCTAATCTCCGGTATATCAACTTCATTTTTAAGATTTGAAAATATTTCTTCCTGTGATGGTCTGCGAGAATATTTATTCTGAAATGCTCCTATAAAACCGTTTACCTTTGAAACTTTTTCATTATACAAATATTTCTCTGTTATTAACTTCTCAATCTTATTCTTTTCTTCTATGTCAATTTCTGACGGATTATCGGAACGTTTATATACTACATCCTTTAAAGAATTGATTTCGTTGAAAAGTTCTGGTTTAATAAGTCTATTAAAATTTTTATTTTTACGGAGGATGTCGTGTTTGTCTATTCCAGTTGTTAATTGTTTTTTAAACATGTCTACAATACCCTTGTCTATACCAGGGCAAGTTTCCATTAATCTATCAAATTCGTCACGGGATGTTTTCATGAAATAATTCACGTCCGGTCTCTCCTCGGGTGCTTTAATTAATTCTATACGTAAACTCCTGTGAAATTTATCCCAGGCAACACTCGCCGTCCTATGACTTTCTGTCAGTTCATTTAATTTTAAAAACTGTGCTATTGTAGTTATAATTCCAGCTAATATATTTACACTTCCTATACAAATAGAGAATATGTCTTGATACTGTTCGGGTACTCTTTCGAGTGCAAAATTAGCAGTACCGGTTAAAGTAGACATTATAATAACAGGGATGGTAAACATATTTCTTTTACCCGAATACTTCAGATAAGATTTATTGTGTAACCATTTGTAACACGCAGCTTTATCTGCCCAGTCTATAAAAATCGAATCGTGATGAGATTCCCAAATGACTTCTCTATAAGTTTCACTTGCGGACATTTATATAATGTAAAATAATTTATTTAGTATTTAATAACTTAAAATGTCAAGCGAAGACTTTAATAAGATAGAAGATTATAAAAATGACATCACGAGGATAATTGAGGAAGTTGATGAAAAATGTATACAGTTAGACATTATTTATAAAAGATACATCAAACAAACAGAAACAAAATCAGATTTTAATATGTCTTTAGACACGTTATTTTTTCAGATTTCATTGACTAAGAGAGACGCTCATAATTACACGGAATTATTTAATCTTTTTTTGTACCAGATGTATGGACAATATTATAAACTTTTGATGAAAATGACGTCAGGTTACAGTGACAATTTAGAATTGTTAGAAAACGTATCTTCTTTAGAGTTTTTAGCATTCGACGACATAAGTTATAAAATGTATCCATTTGAAGAAACTTCTAAAATTCACGGAGCTATAGTCAATTTAATAGCAACTATTAAGACTTTTATATCAAAAAGTGAATATGAAATAGAAGATGACACTATAAGAGTTAATAAAGGGATAGGTATAGACAATTTAGTTTTCGAGAAAAGACACTGCGTAGACATACTTTCTAATAAAAATAAACTACATACTGAAATGTTAAATAAAATGTATAAGTATCAAAAGAAAACTCTTTCTAGAATAATGTTAAAGATAAAACTTTTGTACTTTCAGATAGCATCTGACATACAATTTGAAAGTTTTAATTATACTAAAAGAGAGTCTATAACAAATAACCTAAATAACAAACTTAAAAATGTAGCATACAGGCAAAATTTTGAAGATTTGTTGATGGAAGAGTTTAAAGATAGAACCGACACGGGCAGATTTACAAGTATTATTAAATTTTTTAACAGATTTTTAATTTACACTTAATTGTATTTATCATAAGACTTAATAGTGTTTGGAACAAGACTTTCAATTAAGCCTTTCATTGCATCAGAATACTCTTTAATCTCTGATTGAGCGTTATACGCAGATCTAAGACGAATAAAATTAAGAAGATTATGAAGATCAATACTCCAATAAAATTCGGTGTACATGTTTTGTGGTAGCCCAATCCTCGCGATCTCACGAGATACACCTTTATCGACCAGAAGTTTGTACATATTATACTGATTCAAAGAATTATTCATATAACTCTGAAACAGTTCATTTGTATTGTTACATTCAATTTTATTACCAGACATCTGTTTATTCATTTTACCTTGGTCGTAAATTGCTGCTGGATAATAAAATTCTGGGTTAATAACAGAATACCTTCCAGAGATTTCATTTACATTTGCCATACGATGACGAATCCATTGTCTCTGGACGAAAATAGGTGCCTTTATGTGAAATTTAAACTTTACCATCTCGAAAGGACTGGTGTGTTTATGGCGAATTAGAAAATCAATTAGCTTGATGTCTTTTTCTGTTGTCTTGATACCTTCATTTAGTGACACTCTTGCTGCTTGGACTATAGCGTGATCACACATAAGAGATTTACAGCCTTCGGGAATTACACGGGGCATAACATCTACAATTTTAACGAAGCCGCTATTACCAATAAACGAAAATTTATTAGTAAGATTAAGAATACGAGAATTAGTAATAAAAACCGACATAAATGTAAATATTAATGTGATATGTTCTTAAATAGATTTAAAAAGATAAAGCATTAATATTTACAATTATGACGCTCTTTATTACAGTTAGTCCTGAAAATGACTACTTTTGGAAAAATCATCCGACATATGAAAAGGCTCGTCGAAACGAAGATACGGGTCTTGATATTCCTATGCAAAAGTCAGAAATTGTACCCGCTGGTACTAAATCACACAAAATTAATCTAAAATTCAAGGGAGAGCAAAATAAGGGATATATGCTTGTACCAAGAAGTTCTATTTCAAAAACAAATGTACGTTTGGCAAATTCAATCGGCATCATTGATAAGAGGTATCGCGGGGATGTAATGGTTGTGGTAGACAATATTGGAGACACGGATGTTCTTCTACAAGAAGGTTGTTGCTATTTTCAGATTGTAGCATTTGACGGAGTTCTTCCTAAGTTTCAAATTTCCGAGGTAGATACAGATACCTCTAGAGGTATTGGTGGTTTTGGCAGCACAGGTGCTTATTAGTAAATGTAAATGTAAATGTAAATGTAAATGTAAAACTCTTAATATTTATAAAGACATAATCTTATTAAATAACAATAAAATTATGTCTCTTAAAAGAGTTAATAAGGAAATAGAAAAAATAAAGACATTTAAATGTAATGAACACGTTAGAACATTCTTCGATAAGTTAAAATTTGATATAATCTTTGATGAAGTAAATATCCTACAGACTGAATTGAATAATAAAATTTTATTAAGGCTTATGATTCCAGGAGATTATCCATTTAAACCTTATAAAATTTACTACCACGATCTAGTAAATGATAATTATGACACTTATTTATCGAAAATAAACAAGAATAAAAATTTTGATCCAATGGTTTTAGATTTCTTTTATACGTGTTTATATGGAGTAAAACCTAAGTTTTTAAAATTAAATCATAATGCATGTTATTGCTGTAATAGTCTTACATGTTATACTAATTGGTCCCCTGCTTTAACTTTAATGAATGTACTTCTAGAATACACCGAAGTTGCTTTTATTAAAAAATATTCTAAATGGTATAATTATATATACCTTGAAAGCATATACTCCTGTTTAAACATAAATTATTTCAGTAAATTACCTGATGAAATAATTGAAATTATATTCGAAAACCTTACATAAATTGTTTTTAGAATACTTCGAGTGTATTTTTTGATGCTATTTGTTCTGATTCTTTCTTTGTACATCCAACACCTGTAGAATACTTTTTACCGTTTATTACAACTACACTTGTGAAAGTTTTTTTATGTCCGGGTCCAGATGTAGAAATCAATTCATATTCAGGGTTAATTTGAAGCATCTTTTGGCATTTTCTTAATAAGATGTCTTTATAATTATTGTCTTCGCGAATCTCATCAAAATTTATAAATTTAAGCACTTTGGTAAGTATAAAATGTTCTACATATTTATATCCTAAATCTAAATGTATAGAACATAAAAATGCTTCAAAGATGTCTTCTAGAATACGATCATTTTTTCGACCATTTATCTTTTCTACATTTTGACTTATAACCAGAAATTGATCTAGATTTAATTTCTTTGCGAAAAAAGCAAGTGTTTTACCATTGACTAGCTTAGTTTTAATTTTTGTTAGAAATCCTTCTTCTTCATTTGGATACATACGAAATAAAAAATCTGCGATTATCAAATTTAAGACAGAATCTCCTAGGAATTCAAATCTCTCATAAGAATTTTTTAATTCTGTTTCACTTAAAAATCTAAGAACACTTTTGTGAATGAAAGCTTTTTGGTATGTTAAAACATCAATAGGATTATATCCTGTAATTCTAGTAATGTCTTCTCGAGTAATAGATTTATTCTGATCATTAAAACTTTTAAAATTTAAAGTAGTCATCGTAATATAAATTTATATCTACTATTTATTTAAGTTAATTACTTTTTTACAATTTTTCAAATACATAATCGCCAGATTTATCACTGTCTACCACTTTGATGATGTCTATTATTTTAAGTAAACTTGAATGAGAATTGTAAGTATCTGAATTTACATTTTTATGTAACTGTAAATTAAAACTAAATACATCCCCATTGGATACATCACTCTCATGTGAAATTTGAAAGGTGTGACATTTCCTCATGAAGTTGATTTCATTTTTAACGTAATCTTCTGAAATGTATACATTCTGACACTTCTTGCTTTCTGCGGTAATTATTAGATCATATGGACCCTTTTCATTTTTATAAATAAGAGTATCTATAATCTTATAAGTAACATTATTATTTTTTTCGAGGATAGAATTTGTTACATCATCCCAACCTGGATTAGAATTTAGTAATTTTAGAATAAGATCATATTTGCCTCTGTGATAAATTTGTTTTTCAAACCCAAACCCATCAGTGTATCTACCAAGAGTAAATCTAATATTTCCTACATTTTTATAACGTTTAATAAAATCTGAAACCTCTGAAATGGTATTTTCCATTAAATAATGTTGTGATGTAATATAATATACAATTTCTTTTAGTTAATTTTATTTTAAACGCACACGGTAAACATACTTAAAGAAAAATGATATATATATCTTATAACAAAGAAAAATGGCCGATTCGCAGGAAACCGTATCTCCAATGACAACACAGGAAAAGTTTGAACTTGTAATTAAGGATTTCACGGCTCTTATGGAAACCACCAAGAGTCTTAGCGCGCGTATGAAGGTTCTACAGAAGGAGGTAAATAAGGGTAAGCGCACTCGCCGCCCACCCCAGGAAGTTGACCCAGATGCTCCTCCAAGGACATCTGCTCTTCACAAGCCTGTAGCTATTTCCAACGAGTTGTGTAAGTTTCTAGGTTTTGAGCCCGATACTGAACATTCGCGACGCGAAGTTACCCAGGGTATCAACGATTACATCAAGAAGTACGAAATTCAGGATCCATCGAACCGTCGTTTTATGCTTCTAACTGAGAAGCCAGAGGGTCTAGCACTCAAGGCTCTGCTCCGCGATCCGGATCAGCCCGTTACGTTTTTCAACATCCAGCGTTACCTAAAGCCTCACTTCCCAATGTCTGAGAAGGACAAGAAGGCTCTCGAAGAGGTTTCCGTCCCAGAGACCGATGCTAAGCCTAATTCTGTACGCAAGAAGCCTCCTCCAGTTGATGTTGTTCCAGATGCTGCTGTAGTATCTGACGACCCAAAGGAAGAGGCCCCAAAGGCTCCTCCAAAGAAGCGCGCTGTTCGCAATCCAAAAACCGCGTAATTATAAAAAAAATTTGTAAGAAATATCTAGGTAAAAAATTAAATTACATATTATATATGTATTACATTTTAAATGAACCTAGAATGGGACATAAAAAAGCATTGGTTTATGCTAATAAATATATAAATAACATTAATATTAAAACGCCTTATTCAGACATCCAAGCAGTAAAATTTTACGCACCACATTTTATTAGTAATGTTCCAGATGATTTTATTATTTAAAACACCAAAGAGCCCACGTGGCGCAATTGGATAGCGCGCAAGACTTCTAATCTTGAGGTTCGGGGTTCGATCCCCCGCGTGGGCTCTTTGTTGTTA